TAATGCATGAAAATGACATAGTAGAATTTGACAACCAAATCAACGTGGTGTGGAGCACAGGAATGCGTGACGTTAGGACCATGGGCAGGATGATCAGGCAATTTATGTGGGTGTACGGGACCTGGACGACAACATACCATTGCATTGGAGGAAGAAAGCCAGAGACTCCAGAACCACCATCAGCGGAACCACCACCGGGATTCACCATGTGCAGAAACGACCAACAAGGGCTGTACATGGATGACATGTGGGCGCGTGGAGGTGCGTGGAGGAAATACACAGGAAACTGGTTAGGGGTCTTGGAAAACTTTGGATGGGTATATGGAACAGACGAATTGTTCGCTGCTAGCAAACCAGCAATCAACACGACCGCCGTCAATGTGAAACCCATGTGGAATGGTTGGCCAATATTAAAATGGCAAAGTCAACCTAACAAAGCTGACATAGACAACGTGCCCACCCTATGCACACAAGTAGCAATCAACCCAACTGAGCTAGCTCAACTGTGCTGTGAAAAGAAGGAAAAAGAATCTACAAAAGATTATGAATCTCGATTAGACAAGTTTACAATGGAGAATTATCACCTTCTTCAATGGGCATCTTGCACGGCTCTTTCTGACACAGCTTTCAACCCAGACCAAGGCAGAATAGTGAACCGGAATCAAAACCAAGTGCACATAGAATGCTTTAAAACTGGTAATGCCCAAACCAGCAGGAAGTTCGTTGCCTGGCCAAGCTGGAATGCTCTAGACCTCAATTTCAACAATCCGTATGAGAGCAACAATAAAGTGACAGCATGCACCACCGACCCAGGAATGGCTACGGAAACATGCCCATATATACATGAAAAAGGCAAGCCGTGGCCCGAGCACGTGAAACACGTAGATACGTCAAACCACCACCAATCGTTCAACTCGATGCTGCTTGTCACAACGTACAGAAACAATAAGTTCATGACCAGTTCCAACCCCGACCTCTACGAAATAGCGAGAATCAATGGTGTGGATGCTTACGGGCACCATTGGAGAGTCCAAGGGTTTAACGGTGAACACTTAGAGAGGTCAGGAGTGCTAACACAACATGCATGCTGGAACGTCCTACCAAAGCACAAGCTAACCAGACAAGCACTCAAAGACTGGTACTCCGGCAAACTGTTGGAGGCAGCTGCGAATCCGCAGATAGAGCGTCACCTGTTCTTGAGAGAATGTGAACTGTTCCTTTATCAAGATTTCTACGAAGTGTGTTGGGCCAAGCCAGCAACACAGCACACTCGACCAACACCAGGTTTGGAATCGCATTGGAACCCCTACAGTCAACATCTCACAGGAAACAGAATTAACCTCAAAACCGCCGGCCAATACCTACATACCTTCATTCCCGGCCCGAGCCCAGGCACATTCTTGACCTTCAAAGGTCACAACAGTGGGAAAATCATAAGCCACCTCACCCATCACGGTGAGGTGATACAAGATGTTTCCAACCTATACAGTGAAAAAGAGGCCAGGGAATATGGTTACTGGTTCAAGACCAAGCCAACACATTCCTGGAAGTTCCAAGTCGAAGAAGGTTCACAGCGCCAATATGCCGTGGGTATACCAGTGGGAGAGGGGAAAAGCCACCTAGCCAACCGACACCCAGAAATATTCACAGACCACGACAACTTGCTTGACCAATCCGTACATGCCAAGCTACAAACCAATCAAGAAGCTTTGAAGGGTTACCAGAAGTCAGTAAAACACAAAAAACCATGGCTGTTAACATGGGGTTCAGATAGCACGCCAAAGAACCACACATTCATAGGGTATTGCTTACTAAAAACACCACCACAAGACACACCAGATCACAAAAGAAATGAACTACAGATACAAAATAGGCAGGGGGCATTGGAAGATACGGAAGCTCCCATCTACTGGTTCAACACAAGAGAGCAAAGGAATGACTGGTTGCTAAAGCTAACACAGAAACCGTACCCCCAGACAGACAAGGGGGCTGAGCTGCTTACCATAAACAGCAACCACCAAGCGGTAGTAAGTGCACTATCCATAGCAGAGGAGGACTACATATACATGCCATACATAGAACCAGTGGGCAGTGCTGAACTCAATTTCAAAGGGGAAGAACAACCAGTGATTCCTATTGAAAAATACCATTTCTGGGAAGAAGACACATTGCCAATTGTAAGGAAGGGAAAGCCTACAAACTACATGACAGGCAAACCAATGAAAACTTGGGAACTGCCCTGTGGTGTGATAAAACAAAAGAAGAAAACCATGGAACCATACCCAGCGAAGGCTTACCCCGTACTGACTAGAATGGTCTATGCAGAACAACACGCTGTGGCCAATGTCCTATGTAGTGCCACCGTGTATAGGAAAGTCAAATTGGATCCCAAGATAGAGTGTCGTAAATTTGCCCAAGCGTACTTCAGCGAAAATTGGTCCATAAAGTGCCAGCAGTACCGTAATAATGCACTGACATTCGATGAGAACAAGATCACTGAATGGCTGTCAAAAAGAACAGGGATCAAGAAAATTGATCAAGAAATAGACACGATTCTGAGTGAAGGAATGTACCTGCACCCGCCCAACAAAGTTAATGTACATGTGAAACTGGAATCATTACTAAAGTCAAGCACCATCAATTCATTCACTCAACAAGCGGCAAGAATTATAGTGTGGCAACAAAAAGGTCTTGCTGCATTATTTGCCAGTATATTTCTCGAAGCCAAACAAAGACTAAAAACATTATTGAACCACAGAGTGGTGTACGCTGATGGCCTAGACCCAATGGATCTAAGTGCCAGAGTGAGGGCCATCCAAGAAACAGCAGAACTAAAAATCATAGAAGACGACCTCACGAAGCAGGACAGACAGACAGACTGGCAAACCTTAGATGTGGAGATGGAAATTTACAGACAACTGCTCGGAGTGCATCCAGAAGTGGTGCAGCTGTGGAGGATAGCACACAAAAACTGGTACTTAAAAGGTGGCTACATAAAAGGAACTTTAGATGGCATGCGGCTAACAGGGCAAGTTACCACTGCCCTGGGAAATGCCATTGTGAATATGCTGGTACATAGAAGGCTGGCCGAAAGATTGGGTAAAGATTTACAATTAATGTTAGTTCTTGGTGATGACAACTTGATCATCACGCCACGCACAATCAATGCTAGAACGATGAGAAAAGAAATAAGAGATCTATGGAACATGGAAAGCAAAATGGAGCAATATGACGACACGGGTATATTTTTACGCTGGATGTGCCATAAAGACATGCATGGGAAACTCAACTTCGGGCCTGACATCTGTAGACTGAGGCACAGGTTCTCCGTAACCAACAACGACAAAGAAACAGATATGGAGCATTTGCATGCAAGAAACATGTCATATTGTATGATGCTGGGTGATTGCAGGATGACACGCAGAATTTGTTCTAAACACAATTATGATCTCAACCTGCCGACCTTTTATGATGAACTAGGATTGCTAAATGCCACAGCTAAACATTACAAAACGAACACGGCAGACATAGAAGAACAGTGGCACCAGCTCGAAAAAATGATGACAGAACTCAAGGTCCATGAATACGAATTTGAAATATTCACGGGACCAAAGTTTGGGGGAAAGCGCTAAAGTCAAACCACAGGGGGGCAGGGTTACATTCCCTGCCAGAGCAACCAACCAAGAGATATCAGAGAGTTTGCGACAAATAATTGGCAACTTAGTGTACCACAGCCCGGACCCTACACTTTATCAGACAATTCCAATTGTATTCCCTAGTCCCACACAGCATAGCACCTCCCAGAATGAATATAAAAGGATGCTTGTCAAAAGAAAGAAAATCAAATTGTTGGAAAGTGACCCAGCCAGCACACTTGCCGGATGCCAAGAAGGCAGCAGCAAAACACTGGCAACCCAAACGACTCCACCACCCCCGCCACCACCGCCACCTCCACCTCCAGTCAGACAATGGATATCCACCAACATACAAGATGAGAACAACAAGTCAAGTGGTGACGGTCTACCGCCGGGTTTGAGCAAACCAAAGAAAATCGACTACAAACTCAACCAATTTGGTGTCGACAGGAAAGACATCACGACACGGCTGGGTAATCTGCGAAAGACAGGAGTGAAACTGGACTTTGGAAACAAAGAAGTAGCAGAGAACAAGACACAATCAGAACTCACACCACTAAGACCGAGCTGTATCACCCAGTTAGAGGGGCAACCCAAAGGAAAGGCGGACCACGTGCACAGCTACGTACATAATAATGATGAAACAGGATGGACCTGCGGATTTGTCATAAGGACGATTTCAAAGAATGGTCAATCGAGGAATTATGTGGACAAAGGAAAACCACATTGGCACCCTTCCGCAAGGCTTCCAAGATAGAAGCAGAATTGGTAGTGGAGATGGCCAACATCGTGAAAGATTCAGGCAGCGCTCAACATAATCAAGTG